GCTGCTACGGCTGCTGCAATATGAGGCAATTTATATCCAACAGATTTATCTGCCTCTGCTAAAACATTACTTGCGCCTTGAGCAATATCTTCTAAACCACCACCAACAGCCTTAGCAGCAACATCTGCAGCACCTAAGATACCACCACCATCTCCAGATGTTCCTAGAACATCAGATATGGGATCTGTAACAGCAGAAATAATATCTCCGCCTCCACCGCCTTGAGGTTTAATCTTGCCATCTCCACAATGCTCAAAAGCACCTTGTGGTAGGTCAGGAATGTCCATTAAGGCACAGGCTCTGTTGTTAAATCTCATAATTTATGTTCCACCAATATTTGTTTTTCTACAAACCCAAGTCGTTTTGTTAGTCTTGCAACAGAGTTTCTGACATAGCCTTGAACTTTTGTTGCTCCAAATGCTTTAAACAATAAACACAATTGCTTGTATGCCTCTTGGTTGGTTACAAACTTACCACCATAAGCACATATAAAAGCTACTTTTTGTTTAGGATACTGAACAAAAGATATGACAATGACACCTTGTATTTTATCTTGTTCTACACCTACAAATAAATGCAAATGCTCATTGATTAAAGAACTTCTTACATCTTCTACATCATATTCATCGCACTCGCTTTTAGTGAGTGCATCGGCAATATAACCCTCAATAACAGCCCATTCAGACTGTATTTGTTTTGGGCTATATCGCCTTACTAACAATTAGAAAAATCCACCACCTAATAATCCACCAAGTGCTGCACCGCCTAATGCACCATAAGTACCACCGATTTGTGGGAACGCTTGACCTAGTGCGTAACCGCCTAGACCGCCAGCTATACCGCCACCAAGCACACCTGCTCCACGATTCTGATAGGTAGGCGCAGTAGTTGTTTGTGTTCCATAGCTTCCTAATGGAGTGCCATAGACCGATGATAGATAGCCTTGGAGTTGCTGATAGGGCAACTGTTGTCCGAACTGATAACGAGCCAATTGCTCTTGTAAAGGTTGTGCTGCGATAGCCTCTCTTTGTGCACCCACTTGAGCTAATGTCTGAGAAGGTAGGAACTGTTGACCATAAAACTGTGGTGCTAGACCAGCTAACTGAGCTTGTTGCAATTGAGCTTGTTGTTGCAGTCCTCTTTCTTGTTGATACTGTGTGCCAGCTATATTAGATGTAATATCCCCTAGAGACCGCCCATAAGCCTCTGTAGCAGTTCCTAATGCTCTTTCCATAGCACCGCTACCCAAACGACCAGAACGGCTGTAAAGGCTCGATATGCCTGGCAATACTGCTTGGCTAAATTGTTGGGTTAGTGGGCGAGTAGCTGCCTCCATCATCGCTTGTTGATACGGATTGGCATTTAAGAATCCACCGGCAGCAGTTTGTCCGACCTGACCTAAAGACGATGTATAAGCCTGTTGAGCCTGTTGTAGAACAGGAGACTGTTGGCGAGCAATAGCTTCCTGTTGGGCAATCGACTCAGTAGTCGCAGCCGATGGGCTTACATAGGTCTGACCAGGAAAGAACTCAGGTTGTTGTCCTGTCAAAAATAGACTCTGCGCCCTTTCTAGACCTTGGGTAAGGAAAGGTAGTAACGCTGGATCAATTTGCGAGCTTGTAGTAGTTGTTGCCATAGTTTTATCCTACGATGATGTATTTATAAGTCATGCCTGATACTGTGTTAGCTGGATGGCTAATAGTGGCACTTCCGTTGGTTACTGCTGATATATAAGGCATTGTAAAAAGATTACTGGTATAGCCATTCGATGATAGATAACTCATGGTGGCTATGATGCTTGGTGTTGCTGGTCTAGTTGGGCTTGATTGGGTAGCAAAATGCTCAATGCTTACACCAATGTCGCTTGGTCTCCAAACTAACTCTACATAATCGTCTTTTTGCAATGCAATGAAGAAGTTTAATGCTGCAATAGCTTGGCTTGCTGCACCACTTGATTTTCTAGCTTTAATACCAAACTCACTATTACTGTTTGCTACATTTGTTCCGTTTTTACTAAACCAAATACTGACTGTCTGTACATCGTTGGTCGTATTAGTTAGTTGTACAGAAAACTGTATGTTATACAGTCCAGAGTATTCTGCTGTTAGTTTCGTATTACTTACTAGACTTGCACCTAACGCATAATCAGTTGTAGAAAACGACATAATGTTTACTGCTGTTGTCGTTGTTGCTGCTTGGTCTGTATCGTCTTGTACCGCTAAATAAGGGTAATACGCTGTAGCTGATGTATCGTCTGTAGCCATCAACAGAATGACAGAATCTACACCAATCCGAGCATCTGTAATTGTTGTAGTAGATGCACCAGCTGTTGCTAAAGTAACAGAGCCAGTATTGTTAGTTTTGCCATTCATAATCCCATTGACTACCTCGGCTACTCCACGAGGATCGCTACCAAATGGGGGTAATGCTCTAAACATTATCTAGTTCCTAGAGGGCTTAAATCGATGTCCATTCCAACTGCTGATGTCCAACTACCTGTAGGGGTTAATTGTAGACGATGATAGCGACCAATACCACGCACAGACACTCTATTTTCGGCATCTGCTGCAGTCTGAGAGCCAAATACTGTGGACTCTGTTAAAAGCCTACGAGATAGCAATGCAACGCTTCCAGATCCATCATCTACGATAGGTTTAACCATTGTGATAGAGGAAGTAGATCCTGGCACTTCTATATCGCCTGTTTCTAGGTACGCTGTAGCGTTAGCACCAGAGAAGGTAACAATCTTTGCACCATCTACACCGGCTAACAGCAGTCTGCCACCAAGCCAAAGTCGGCTATCAAAGGAGGTCAAAATGGTGTCTAGGTTTCCATAGACATCCATACCTTCTAAAGTAACGGCAGGAGTAGATGTAGATGCAATTCTGTCTACAGTTGTTGTTCCGCTAGTCCAACGCTGAGTCTGAAAGTTGTAAATTAACAAACTATCAGGAGTTGCAGAACTATTAGATGCGTATGCCCAAATAATAAGTTTCTTAATAGGATCAACTGCTGCCGACATAAGGTATAAAGTACCTTCATCTACATTATCAAAGAAAAACCTGTTTACTTTCTCATTCCCGATTGGAACTACATTTTGTCCATCGCAGGCATAAAAGCCATCGTCTCCTAGGAAAAACGATGTTCCTCCATACTGAATAATGGAGTTAGCCTCATAACATCCTAAATTACGACTAATATTGTCGAACTGGAATACAAGAGGACTACCAACATAAGACATCCGATGAATAGAACGATCCATAAAGACTAGACCAAACTCACCACCTGTAACACCGACTACAGAGCCACCATCTGGAATATCTTGGAAGTCTGCTTGGGTTGTAGCGGAGGCTGTCCAACTAGACTCATCTCCCAATGCTGACCATTGCACTCTATTTTGGTAACTTAATTGATAGCCCGATACTACAAAGTCTCGCACTACAGTTACATATCGCGCCTCTGGTGCATCTGCTGCTAGGTTTGCAAATAAAGAAGAACTATTTAAGTTAAATCCTTGTAATCTATCGAATCCATTAGCTGCAACAATTACATTACCAAACTGTGTAAATCTAAAACGCTGATCGGTAGGAGTCGAGTAGTTTCCTGATTTGGATACATTGTCTAATGCTAAAGTTGCAGAATTTAATTTAAATAACTTTGTAGAACCACCAGCAAATACTAGTGTAGCACCTATAGTTGTTTTTCCTGCAACTACATTGTTAAGGTTTTCAGATGCTGCTGCCGAGTAATCTACAGCAACAGGAATAGCACCATAGCCAACAAGTTTAGAGTAAACATTCTCTGCTCTCCTAAGACCATTAGTAATGCCTGGCTGATCTGGTGTCCATTCTCCGAATGTTATTCTGCTGATTGCCATTAATTATTTACCCATGAATTATTACTACCAGAACTTGTAGTCCAAGTAGTTGATGTTGGTGTTGTTCCTGTCCAAGGCTCTGAGCCTACCGATGATACTGTCCAAACTGTCGTACTAGGTGCTATACCTGTCCAAGCCTCTGTTCCTGCTGTCTCGCCTGTCCAATTATCGCCTAATATTCTGCCTAGGCAACTTATTGTAGAAGTGCTAGAAACAGATCCTAAAGCAGAAAATACTGCGTTTGCATAACACGCTATGTTAGCCAATGCGTTAACACTAGCGTTGCCAGAAAAGTCTACATTACCAAGTGTACTAACTGTCGTTACACATAGAATTTCACAGTTTGCTAGTCTTTGTCTAATTGCACTTGCTGTTATTGTTGCACTAGCAGAAATAGAACCACTAAAATCTCGTACTCTTGTACTAATAATATCTATGGTTGCATTTGCTGTAATACTAGCGTTAGCAGATTGAACTTTACTTCCAAGTACAGTAACAGAGGCTACACAATTAATAGATCCATTTGCCTCTGTAGCGGTTACATCACCTACACAATATCCTGTATCCCAATATCCATATACAACATATTGGTCTGTATATTTTGACATTAATAAACCTAATTAGAATGTGTACCATTGAGTAGCAGTTGTAGCCATTAGCTCGGTTGTTGAGCCAGCAGCCAAGGTAAAAGCAGCATTAGCCGACAAGGCATTAATCGTACCGCCTGTTGCTGGATAAATACTTAAAGTATCCGCACTATCTGAGTTTCTAACTAGGATACGCATACCAGCTACTGCAGTTGGTAGTCTTACTCCAGCAGCCGCAGCAGTTACTACAGTCACATTATTGATATTAGAAACTAATCCAGTAGCACCAGCTTGTGTAGTGCCAGCCGCACTTACTGCCGCACTAATACTATCTATTACTAACCCGTTTAAGGTTGTTGTGCTAGTTGCGCCTGATACCGCAGAACCAATACTAATAGTAGTAGTAGAGCCTGATACACCAGCCGTACCAATATTTAATGTTTTTGTTGTTGCATTAGCAGTAGCACCAGTACCTAAATTTAATGTTTGTGCGGCTGTTGATTGACCAACAGTAATTGCACCAGTTTGGGAAGTGCCACCTATAGTAGTTGTTCCAGTTGTGGCAGAAGTTCCAAGTGCTGTTGTGCTTGATGTTGCACCCTGTAATGTTATGGTTGAACTAGCAGTTAAAGTACCGCTAATACTTGTTGTTCCAACTGTAAGGTTTCCAGCAGCTAAAGCGGCATCTATATTGGCACTGCCTTGTACTGCTAAGTTACCTTGTACCCTAGCGTTGCTAGTGGTATTAAATACATCGGTTACTGCACTTATTGAGTTAGTTGCTGTGTTGTATTGATAAACTGCGTCAGTAGCTGAGCCGACTAAGTAAACACGATTGTTAGCGGTAGAATCAATAAACAAACCAGTTGGGCTGGTTTCTTGAAAACCAATATAGAATGAATTTTGAAATACTGCGGTAGAAACATTAAATGCAGTTCCAAGAGCATATTGGCTAATATCATCACCAATTGCACCAAAAACCCACATGGTTAAACCATCAGCACTAAGGTTTACTTGTTGCCCAGATGTTTCTTGTGTTGCAAAGCTAAACGAAATTCCTGAATAAGATGCTGTAGATACATCCCAAGCCGTACCTAAATTGTATTGAAATACTGCGTCTGAAGTTGTACCAATAACATACATTACTGTGCCATCAGGCTTAAACCAAAGACCAGTTGGTGCATTTTCTTGAGAAGTTACGCTAAACGATTTAGATGCGTAAGTTGCAGTAGAAATATCAAAAGCAGAAGATAGTGTGTATTGAAAAACAGTATCGTTAGTGCCGCCCATGATAAACATAGACAAACCATCAGGTTTAAAGAAAATATCTTGTGGAGAAGAGTCTTGTGCTGATGTAGAAAACAATCTTACAAAAGTTGCCGTTGATACATCCCATGCGTTTGAAAGCGTATATTGGTTTACATCGTCACCTGTAGCACCATTGACATACATATTTAAACCGTCAGAACTAATAAATAATCCGTTTGCAACGGTTTCTTCAGCCGTAATAGATTTATTTAAACCTGAGTAATTCCAGCCAGTAATGCCTGTGTTTGGGGCTATTTCTGCATCTGTTCCGCTAGTAGCAATATCTATAGTCGCAAATGTAACTGCTTGACCATTCTCTACCTTGTCTGTATTAAGATTGGTAAAGTTAGCATCTACCTCTACATGGGTAAGCGGAGAGCTTTTACCGGCTCTGGTAACAATAGTAGACATATTAAGCTAAGGTAACTGATAGATTACCGATTGCGATCTTAAATACATCTCCTGTTTCTATTGTTTTAGAACTGTCTAGTGCTGTATGGTAGTACAGATTACCGCTTGTGCTTGCATCCAATATTCCAATATGGCTTACTGTTCCCCAAGTTGATGTGCATTGTGGGAACTCTACCGCAGCAGAGTTTGTAGATACACCATTGCTTGGTGCGCCAAAAGTTACTGATTGGCGAGCATACGATCCACCACTTACCTCTGTGCCTGTACCAGCATCTGTTGGGTCTGCTGTATAAAGACCAACATAGACTGTTGAAGGAGAGGTAAAAGTTGTTGCTCGTAGAGTTGCATTGATTAGTGCGTTCTCTAGGTAGTTTGACATTTCAGCCATGGTATTTCCTTATCGTGAGGTTACGCGCATTTGTAATGGAACACCCGAATACTCGCTATTTTGGTCTGCATCGGATATGTTTTTAATTGCTCTGTCGTACAAGGTTGCCCATGTCTGACTTCTTGCATCATTAATTAAGTATGGCTCTGCTTCTAAAAGCGAGGCATAGAGGAGAGCATCTGGATAATTAGCAAGAAATACATTGCTTGCATTACCAGTAGACAATACAGTAGGTTTAGCATAGTAGAGAATCTCCAATGTATACGCTGTGTCTGGTTTTGGTGCTAATTCAAACTCGCTTGCCAGGATTGTGTAATAAATTGGTTTGCCACTCTCGTCTGCCGGAGCATCCCTAGTAAACAGACTAGGAGACATATAGGTAATAGGGTATCTTGGGTTGCCTTGGATATGCAAATCCCGAATCTCTAAAAAGTCTGTAGGTAGGGCTACTTTGCCATCACCACTTACTGTTAATGCTGTAGCTGACTCTAACATCTGCCGAGTGCGTAGGTCTCTAGCCATGCGTAGCTCTGCAAAGCTAATAAAGTCGGGGATAACCGATGTTAGGTCTGATCGACCTAAGTAGTTAGCCACCGATGCTTTGAGATCGGTAAAGTTTGTATAAGCCATAATTTCCTAATCTTTTGGTAGTTCGATGTTATGCCATCCATAGACATACTGCCCAATATGCTTAATTTCTTTGGATAGATTGTGGTCTACCCAAGTATCAACTCCTGCGTCTTTTGCCTTAATGCAAAAGTAAATGTCCTCGCCTAATATCTTGTTGTTTAAAAGTTGCTCAAAGTAGAAGTAGGGTTTTTCCATCTTCTTAATGACACTCTGTTTAATCAACATAATTCCACAGCCAATCCCATCTACCTTCTCTATGCCTTCTTTGGCATTAGAGTAAACCGCTACCCAATCTACAGATCCATCCTCGTTAATATGGATGTTCCTAGCTGTAGGGCTAACTGGTTCTGCCCTTGTAGTTGCGTTGACCCCAATAATATCTTTATCGTGAGCCATTAATATTTTTAAGGTATCTTTTGGAAACCTCATATCTGCATCTACAAAGAGCAGATAGTCTGCCTTGTTTTCTATTGCTGTTTCTACCAGCTTATTCCTCTGGTCAAATATTAGCGTTCCAGAGCTAGTAAACAGGTCTATATCGTGTTTTGTGGTCTTAATGGTATACGCACACATTGCTACTAAATCAAACGCTGTAGCGACTTCCATTTGCCCTCTAGCTGGCATTAATATAGCGATCCTCATACCTGACCCCCTCTAGTTCTAAATACCTTATTATCAGGGTTATTTAGCCACTTCTTGAGGGCATTTTGGTCAATTATATAAAAGCCTCGCATAATTCCCATTACATTTAGAGTCTCAATAATCTCTAAAGGTAATGATGCTATTTTATTCTTTGCATCTAGGGGAGAGTCTCCCCATCCTGTCTTTTCACTACGCTGATTGTATTGTGCCTTTGTATGGTCAATAAAGTCGGTTAAATCTGTTTCTGTCTTAATAATAAGACCGCCCTCGCCATCTGCGTAGGCTGTTTTTACTACTCCGTTTACTACACCTAAGTTACCTCGTTTGCCGAGTTCTGACATAAAGACTCCTAGAAAGGGGGCAGGTTTTGCCCACCCCCTATTCTACAACTTATCTACTATTTATCAAGATAAGTCGAAAGCACCACCATGAGCAGCTTCATTGCGAACTTCGAGGGTCAATTCAGCCAAGATTTGTTTCTTGTC